CAGTCCGTTTTCGCTGGCCCTTAGACGTTCCTCACTATCATCCCGGATTTGATAGACTTTGATGTCTACATGCCACGGGGTCATTCTATTGTATTCTTCCCAAGATATATGGTGCTGCTCTGTCAACTTATGGCCTACTTCGAAGTAGTCTATTAGTCGCTTGCCTTCAAAGGATATTGAAAAAAATCATTGATTCCATCAAATCGGAACAACTTAGCCGCTCCACATTTTGGGCATTTGGTTTCAATTTTATGTTCAATCGACGGAAACTTGCTGAAGAAATGAGCATAAATGTCTTTCTTGATAGTCAGTTCCAGATTGTTCAGGAACGCTAATCGTTCTTCCGGTGTGTAATTTTGTGCGTCGAACACTTCCTCTTCGGTGTAAATCTTGTCGATCAGTCCTGCAATGATGTTGATTTCATTACTATCACCTTCAATACTATCCAATAGATCGAAGGTCGGATAGTGAAAGGACATGGAGTATTCATCGTTGATTTTGAATGTTTTCTGAAATCCTTCCGGTTCCGCTATCTTGACTTCCTCAAGATTGACAATTACTTCCATCTTGTGATTACAAACTTCCTCAGTTCCTTCAAGTTTTTCCTTGCAGGTATGATAGACGGTGATTTGTTCACCAACAGATTTCTGACGAATACGTAAGAAGAGGTCTTCGACTACCCAGGTTGGAAGCGTCCCCGCGTCGATATCTGGGGTGACAATGCAGTCCTGTAGAACCTGTTTGACGCCATACAGAAGCTTGTGTTTGGCTTGAGTCGGATCGGTTTCCTTTTCCAGGTCTTCCATGACAGACAACAGAATTGACTCATGTCCGATGTTGAAAGCCGTGTATTCGACCCCTTTTTTAGGCAACCACTGGTTTTTTACAATAAATTTTTGTTTTACAATTACGGGTAACGTCATTTCAAAAGACCTTTGATGTATCAATGTATTGATATTTAGGTCAAGATTAAATCGAAACCCAATAAATTTGATTTAAAAATCATATTTTTGATCAAAATCCGTCCTATAATTCTATCTAATTACTATACCAATATGAATTATTGATGAAGGAAAAATATGGTTTCTGTTCCCCCAACGATCCGGATGCAAACTCCCAAGAGTGAATTCCTGATTGATTATCCCCAGGCAAGAGAGTTTGCCGACGCGCAGGCCAAAGTGTTCTGGCCCCACTTCGAAGTAAAAGTTCAAAAAGACAAACAAGACATCCTGGTTAATATGACTGAACAGGAACGTCATGCAACTATCACTACCCTTAAACTATTCACCAAATATGAATTACTCATTGGAAACGATTTCTGGTTAGATTTCGTCTATAAGAAATACCCTCGTCCTGCCGATATTCAGCCCATGGCAGTCTTATTTTCGGCAATGGAGTTACAGGTACATGCCCCGTTCTATGCCCGTATCAATGAGGAATTGGGCTTGGCAACTATAGAATTTTTCAATGATTATGTCAACGATCCTGTTCTGAAAGACCGTATTGATTTCCTTGAAAATGCTCTGTCCAACAAAGACGACCTTAGAGCCTTGGGATGTTTTGTATTTGGTGAAGGGGCTATTCTTTATTCGAATTTTGCTTTCCTGAAACACTTCCAATCCAAGGGTAAGAACAAGGCATTAAATATTGTATCCGGGATCAATTTCAGTTCCCGTGATGAGGATTTACATTCCCAGGCTGCTGCATGGTTGTTCCGTACTCACTTACAGGAATCCCGCGATCTTGGTTTATTTGATCTTGATGAAAACTATGAAGAGGAACTAAAGAAAGACATCTATATAGCCGCCGAAACAGTTCTAGAACATGAAAAGCAAATTGTCAAGAAATTGTTTGAAAAAGGACCAATTGATGGAATAACTGATGTACAATTAATACACTTTGTTGAAAGTCGGATTAATCTTTGTCTCAGAAATATGGGATATGAAAACCTCTATAAGGTTACCTACAATCCGATATCAGACTGGTTTTATGACGGAATTGAAGGGTTTTCCATGATTGATTTCTTCCATGCCCAGGGGAATCAATACGAAAGAGGATGGGATGAAAGCGCATTTTCGTTTTAAAAGTACCGGATAATAATAAAAATGATAGATAAGAATTTGTATGAAGAACTCAGTATCGAAAGAAAGAAGTTACAAAAAGAGAAATTGGCACCTAAATTTTGGTCCACAAGCAGTTATCAGTTGTTCAAGGAAAAGTATCAACGGGACGATGTAGCAAACCCCAGAGAGCATTTTCAATCGATTGCCGACACTCTGTCAGCTTACATGCCCGATTCGGAATATTGGGCAGGTCGATTCTTCGAAGTAATGTGGAAGGGTTGGTTAAGCCCTTCTACGCCCGTTCTATCCAATACAGGCACTACCCGTGGTCTGACAGTCAGTTGTCAGGGAAGTTACATCACAGATTCAATTGATGGAATTTACTCCACAAAGCACGAAACCGCAATGTTGACCAAGAATGGTTTTGGCACTTCAGCCTATCTAGGCGATATCAGGCCAAGAGGATCAAGTATTCGCGGTGGGGGCACGTCCACAGGGGTATTGCCGATCATCAAGGGGTTCCAGGCAGACATGGAATATGTCTCCCAGGGGTCCATTAGACGCGGTTCATGGGCAGGTTATATTCCCATTGACCATGGTGATTTTGAGGAAGTCAGGCATGAGTTAGAGTCCAATCCGGACGGTAATAACATTGGTTGGAACATATCCAATGCTTTCATCGAACGATTGACAAATCGTGAACCTGAAGCATTAAAAAGATATGCTAAGGCATTGAAAACAAAGATGATTACGGGAAAGGGATACTTTCTTTTTCCGGATAAGATCAATGCCAAACGTCCTGAATCCTATGTCCAGAATGGATTAAGTTTCAAGGCGTCCAATTTGTGTACTGAAATTATGCTCCATTCGGATGATTTGCACAGCTATACCTGTGTTCTGGCTTCATTGAATTTGGCTTTATATGATGAATGGAAAGATACGGATTTGGTCAAGGTAGCTATTGTGTTTTTGGATTGTGTCTGTTCCGATTTCCTGGAAAAGTCTAAGGGTATTCCAGGATTGGAAAAGGCCAGACGGGCTACTGAAAAAGGTCGAGCATTAGGGTTGGGGGCAATGGGATTTCATTCTTACCTACAAAGTAAGTTGATTTCCTTCGGTAGCTACGAATGTCATGCTTTAAACATTCAAATGTTCAAGATGATTCGGGAACAGGCAGATGAAACCACTAAGTATTTGTCCGAACTACTGGGTGAACCAGAATGGTGCAAGGGATTTGGACGGCGCAATACCCATTGTTTGAGTATCGCCCCAACGAAATCCACGGGTGCCCTGATGGGTGGTGTATCAGAAGGAATCAATCCCGATCCTGCTTATGTTTTCACACAGAAAACTGCCGGTGGGGAAGTGGATAGAGTAAACCCTTATCTTCTGAAAATCATGAAGGAAAGGGGTGTTTATACCAAAGCCAATATTAAGGATATTCGATTGGCGATGGGAAGTGTACAGCACGTAGAATGGTTGTCTGATGAGGAAAAACTTGCATTGCGGACAGCGTTTGAGATTAACCAGCATGATATAATTCGACTTGCCGCAGCTAGAGGAAAATATTTGGATCAATGGCAAAGTCTGAATTTGTTCTTTGCGGGAAATGATGATGAGTCTTACATCAATGATGTGCATCGGGAAGCGTTCTTAAATCCCGATATTTTAGGTCTTTACTATGTCTATTCAAATAGTTCAGTAAAGGTGTCTGGTGATAGGGCCGAATGCGAAGCCTGTCAATAAATTGAAAAATAAAAGGTAATAATACATGAGTACGAAAAAAGCAGCAATTCAAATTAACCACAGTGTGGACGGTATGTCAGTGTCGTTTGCCCTTCTGGTGGACGATGCAACCAAGTTGGCCGCAAGCATTCTTAAGAGTGTGGATGAAGCCAAGGCCGCTGCCGAACAGGATGCCAAGCAAGACGAAGACGTAACCGATCTAGAAGCGGTGGATGTTTCTGATGAAATGTCAGATGACGTGGCACAAGAGTAATTGATTGTAACAAACCCAGGGTATTTCCTTGGGTTTCTAAATAGGATTGTTATGAGTGATATTGATGTGTTGGCTAATGATGTAAAACGTTTCCTGGAAACGATTATCGAAGGTCAAGTGTTCAGAAAGGAACCGAATAGTAAAGGCGATGGATTTTTCATCTATGGCCCTATCTTTACGTTGCTTGTGATGGTAGGAATACCAGATCGACCAAATGGGTTCATTGTTTCAGTCAATGGTGATCCTGGCTTTTTGGTTGAACTTTCATTAAATTTAACCAAAGTGTTTCCCGAATTGGAATATCTAGGGTCTTTCTGTGAAGCTGTTGACGGTTCAGGAAGGATTGTGATGGGTGATGAGGTTCTTGCCATGCGCGAAGAACATATCATGCTTCAAGCCCTAATGATTGCCAAGACAAGAGAGGCAGAAACCAAAGGCAATACTGATGAGAAAATTCTTGTCCCGAATAAACAGATTATTGTTCCGGGGTGATCCGGATATGGTAGATGATGGTGTAAGCTATCTTCTGTCTAACGGTCATACCCTGGATTTTGTACAGGATCAAGGTCCAAATGTCGTCTATGACGGCGTGGAAGACATTGAAATCATTGAAATCCTATTGGATTACCTATCTTCTGTTCAGGATATTAGTCCATGTCAGGAAAATCTGTTGGCGTTACAGCACCTAACCAGTGCGCTGGATGCCTTGAACCAGAGAAAAATCAGTAGAACTTTATACAGTCCGCCAGACGTGATTGCTCCGGTAGCCTGAAAATCGCCCCATGTTGGGGCTTTTTGTTATCCGTCTAAGTATCCATACCTTGAATGATATGGATATCTTAATGATATATGCTGGAATTGATTTTAGTTATGGTGGTCCTGCTATGGCAATCTACAATGACGATAAACCGTTTGTTTTTGACAACATCAATTTTTACGCCTTGACCAAGACCCAGAAGTATCAAGGGGACTTCGGGAATATGTTGATTCATGCTTTACCTGAATTCGAATCCAATGAGGAACGATTCTTCAAGATCAACAAATGGGCCGAATTCATCCTACTAGAAGAAAAAGTAGAAAAGGTTCAGTTAGAAGGATACGCCATGGGTGGGGTAGGAAAGATATTTCAAATCGCTGAAAATACAGCGTTATTGAAACAAACCCTATGGAAACATGGAATTGTCTTTGAAACCCCGGCACCTACCCAGGTTAAGAAAGCCTTTACGGGGAAAGGAAACGCCAAGAAAGAACAAATGATAGAGAAATTTATCGAAATCACTGGAAAGGATTTATCGATCCTCCTAGCCAGTAGCCGTTACATGAAACCGATTGATGATATCTGTGATGCCTATGCCTTGTTGACAATGCATCCAGGGCTACACTAAACATTGTCTAGATTTTTGGATGGTATCCACTAAGTATTCTAGGCGAGCAAACAGTGTGAACTAATGAAATACTTTGTAGTCGGATTCATCGTTGTGTATGTAATCCAAGGAACTTATAATGGAACTTTTAAATTATGGCAAAGAATAAAGAACTTACGAAATATAGCCCAATCACGCAATTTCTCGACTATATCACCGAACCCAACAAACTCGAACAAAGAAGTGAACGTTATCGTGAAATTGTTCAGACTTATCCGTTTGTTCGATCCGCACTGTCTGAAGCTTTTTATCCCTCGTTCGAATATGAAAAGGTCATTCCATTCTTTCAAGCCAAAGAGGTAAGCCGAATGAAGTACTTCGGGGATACTACCTTCGCGGAGTATTGGAAGAAACACTATCGTTATGATGATTCATTTGAAGGGATGTCGCCCAAGAAAAAGTACACTCAGATGATCCAGAACTTCTACTTCATGGATGAATCGGATGTCAATTTCATCATGGGATTGGTCCATGGTGAATACCGTGGTCCTGACAAAATCAATCCTTTGTTCCTGAAAGCCGTTGACCCGGAACTGTCATTGGGAAAATCGTTCGCCCTCGTCTAATGTGTCGGTTGAAGGAATTCTACTGGACGCGGGACTATAGACATTGTATCCGTTAAGCTACAAAATGCCCCTTTATTGGGGCTTTTGCGTCTCTAGGGATACAAAAGAATCGCTTGAAATTTTTCAATTAAAGACCTATAATTAGTTGTCGGTCCTGAAAAACTAAAGGTCACACAAAATGTTTGAACAGTATATCCAGCAAGAATCCCGTGTTTCAGTCTCGCATGTTGTTCCTGGATTTCAATACAATACTTTGCAGAGCTATGAATATAGTCCTGCTTCCCAATCCCTGGTATGTCGTGGTATCGCCCACAGCCTGCGTGCCATTGCCAAGAAAAGCGAAAGCGTGAGTGAACGTAGACGCGCCCTGATAATTGCCCGTCAATATCAATCCAAATCCTTCCACTTTGCCTGATGTTACAATTTAGTAATTGAAAAATCTTTAATTTAAGACTATCATACTTTTATCGTAGTCCTAATTGAGAGAGCAAAAGTGTTGGACCAAGTGATTGACCGTGAAATTCTTACCCATAACGTTGGGGACAAGGTTCCCTTTGATTTTATGGGGTTTCTGGTTGCCGTCTCGCCCTTCTTTGTATTCGTAGCAGCACTCTACGTTCTGACTCATTTGGGATAATTATGCCTATTATCAATTTTTCTCACGACAAACAAGCCGACGGATTCATGCCGCACTATGATTATCCTGGTGCAGCCCCAATCAAAGAATGGCCCGAAGGGGCTATGTGTCCCCTTGACCATGATAATCAATTAGATCGCGTAAGGGTCCATGGTGCGCTGGTCTTGTGGTATACCCATGTCGGAATGTGCCTGCATGACTATGAAATCAACGGATATAGCGATTCCGATTTTAGGATGATCGTCTGGAATCCTGAACTTGAAAAAGCGGAAGACATCTGCTTTGCCTCTACCCGTGGATGGTCTTATCCTTCCTACGGTTCAAAGACCGATGCCAGTCCGGAAATCATAGCCAAATATGAAGCCTGGAAGAAAAAAGAAAGTCGCATCGAAAAAGCGCACAAACTGATGAGCATACGCAAACGTCTAAAGCGTGATGCCCAGGATGCGCGAATCGAATTTATGCAAGCCAAAAAGCTTTCAGTGGTTTTGGGTCAGAAGTATGAACCTGTCATAAAGCTGTTGAAGACTAAGAACTTTCGAAGTCAATTCCGCCAAAGCCTGAACAATCAGGTACGGGAATGGTTGAACAATCCCGAAAATCGGAAATTCCCATACCCGCTTTCATCAAAACAATTGGACTATCTACAATGAACTTCTATCTTGACGAAAAACGTTCCCTGATCACCAACTTTCATAAGGAAGTGGAATCCGTCTATCAGCAAGCGATAGAAGAATTTCATGGTCAGGAAGAACGCGAAATCCTTGAAATTCGACAGAACGCCTATAGCAGCGTTGAATCTGGTTGTCGAGAATTGCCTACCTATCGGTCATTGCATATCATAGCGGACCGGGAAGACCTATCATCCTTTTGGAGGATTTTTGAAAAGCATCGGGATCGGTATCGTGCTGAAAATGGAAACGAAGGTTGGTAACCCCGAAAACAACATTTTTAAATTTTTCTTGACATCCAATTAGTTGCAACATATAGTTCACTCATGGATTGCTACTTTTGTCCAGTATCATTCGGTTAGGGTAATCACTTAGTATGTTTTTCTTGATGACTCTAACCGAATGTGATAAAAAATCTCGGTTTTTAAGTGGTTTGATTCTTTCTTAAGCAGTTTTGTGTATTACCGTGGCTCCGACGAATCGGGCAAGCGCCTAACCGTCGCTATACGGTTTTGAAAAGGTAGTAGATCATGAAATTCATTAACAAGATTTTGGCCGGTGCGTTGGTTACTGCTGGTCTTCTGACTGGCAGCATGGGTGCTGCTCAAGCTGGTGGAACCATTTCCGGTTCCATTGGTGTGGGTGGTGTGGTAAGCCTCTCACAAAACGCCGTTCAAGGTGTGGTGTCGTCACAATCGGCATCGTCCGGTCTTGTCACAACCTACGTGACCGACAACGGTTATTCCGCGCAAAACGAAAAGGGTGTTGCCGTTGGTAATGCCGGTCTGAATGTGGTCAGCAATCCTGGTGTTGGTTTGAACGTGGAAACGTTTGCGAACCATTCGGAATCCAGTGTTGCTTCGGGAACGGTCAATGGTTCGGCTCCGGGTACGGTTGGTGGCCTGCTTGCCAATGCGGCAACGGGTACTGCCAGCAACACGGTTGCTTCGAACGCAACTGCGACTCTGAACCGTGTTGACTACTCGGGTTCGGTTGGTATCTCTGGTTTCATCACGACCAAGGGTATTGCCCCGATCACGGCCCTTCAGGCTTTGAACGGTCTGTAAGCAGTTAGGTTTTACACAAACTCTCCCTCAAAAGAGGGTTTGTGTAAGCTAAACGAAAGAAAAAGTTTACACAAATCCTTTTAGTATTTCAAAACAGGAAGTTCATTTATCATGAATAAGACTTTGATTGCCCTTAGTTTGGTGTTTATGACGGGTACTGCCATTGCTGCTCCCGCCTCTTCGCGTAGTGCGCGTGCCAATTCCAGCGCATCCACTCAGTCCAGTGCCGCATCTGCCAATTCAGGACAGGGAAACGGGAACGCCCTGACTTTGAACAGCACAGCCGTAAATCCGGATCATATCAGTGAAACCGTTCGATCTGCCCCTGGTTTGGGTGCGAATTTTTCGTATGGGTCTGCCAGTCAGGGTAGTTGTATGGTGTCTGGGTCCGCTCAGATGTCCGTGATTGGATTTGGTGTAGGTGGTACGACTCCGATTCAGGACGAAAACTGCAACCAACGCCAGGATTTCACCCTGCTCATGCAGACTGCGGTTGGAACGCGTGACCCGCAAGAACAACGTGCCATCAAGGTTGCTGCCTTTGATCGCCTTTGTTCGCGTGGTGGGGATTTGTACAACGATCTGGAACGTCAAGGTCTGTGCGAAACCAAACGTGATATCAACGGAAAAGCCGTGGATAATCAACAAAACCACAAGGTTACCGCCATTGCAGAAATCAAACCTGCTCCGGGTGTAACGCTTTCTAGTCTGGGTCAGATGTATCATTACGACTGATTTCAGGTAGATGTAAAGGTAATCGGGCACGATGTAATGTCGTGCCTATTTTTACGCCATTAAGGATTAATCATGCCAGAAAAGATAGATTGGATTTGCCGTAATGACAATCAGCCCGCTAACCCCGTTCCCAATATGTCTATAGACTGTAAATTCAGGAATGGTCGAATAGTCGAGAATGTCGAAAGCCGTGAAATGGATTGGTCGGTTTATCATGGAAATTGGGATATTGTTGAATACCGAATCAGGGATAAGTAGAAGGACACTTATTTCTTATTGAAGCAAACATGAAATCCTTTTTACAAGCAATTAATGAAGACCATGGATTCACCAAGGTCTTGACCGTTCAGGATACAGATATATGGGCTTCTGGTCATTTTCTGGATCGACTAAGACAGCGTGACGCTACTAGATCGATAGATGACTGGAAGTTCATTTTTACCAAGATGGTCGAATGGATCAAAAACCATATGTCTCAGGTTGGACAATGGAATAACGGGGAAGGGATGTTCTTTAGCCGTTCCAAACAACAAAGCGTGGTGGTGTCCTACCGTCGATCCAGGGACAACCCATCAATCAAACGCAAGGACATCTATGTGATGACAGTGTTTGAGCCGGGTAAGGACGCTAAACCGAATAGTTCTGCCACACAACGCGTGGTATTAGAATCAGCATTAATTGACATATTTGAAAGTATGGGATACGATAGTACAAATACTATATTCATCGATTGAAAAGGTTTGTATGGAACATATATTTGTCGGTTTTGAAGGATTGGAACGAAAGCTATATGAATCTGCCATTAAAACAGCCATTAAGGGTTTTGGTGGGATGGTTGGTCTAGGTCCAATTGTCGTTCTATCACGTTCCGCCAATATTGCTTGGGGGTTTAGGATTTATCATAATGAAATTACTTTGGATTCTTTTTATCCAAAGCCAGACCCCAATACCTATAATCTTGATCTAGAACTTGTTCCGGACAATGAGTATGTGAATGCCGTTGCACCCCGTGAATTCATGGAATTTATTGCCAAAATTCGGTATATAGAGGTCCAGGAAGCTATCGAATCCTCGCAATCTGGATTAATGCATACGGTTGATATTAATGATCATGCTTTCCATAAGATCGTATTTCTGGATGGAAAGTACCAAGTACCAAGTTTTTACCCTGTAGTGGTGGATTGATGGAAACGAAACTCTGCACTGACTGTAAGCATTATGCGAAGGATAGGGGACTTGAAGTCTGTAATGCCCCTCAAAACATAATCCCTAATTTGGTAAATGGGATAGAAATCAGAAGACATAATTCTTGTCTACTTCATCGTGCTTTTGATTTGTCCTATGGTTATAGTCAACGAATTTTTAGAAAACCAGTCCAATACTTACGGGGAGACAGTGTTATCAACAAAGAATATTGCTGTAAGGAAGCACAGTGGTTTGAACCCAAAGACGTTCTTGAAGTAGGAATGACTGATTAGTCTGATTTCTTCTTATAGCGTCGTGCCTTGGGTTTCAATTGGTCTTCTGTGAAGATCATGAACTGCCAGCCATATTTTTCACAGACATGACGTGCAGCCGCCCATTTTGCTTGATTCACTGAGTAGGTAGCCACTTCCCTAAGAAACCGTCCTTCCGACTTGGAAGCGGTTTTCTTAGGTGCCAGCGTTTGGGCCTTGGGCTTGACTTCAATAAGAATAATGCGCCCATCCGATAGCTGAACCCGTGCATCCACGAAATATCTATGCTGCCTGCCGTCTAATGGGCTAATATAGGGGATGATATCGCACTCGGAATGCCACTTGATAACTTCATCCGTTTCATCAAACCAGTTATAAAGTGTTCGCTCCCATGAGGATCGAAACACTAAGTTATCTAGGTTTCCTTGATATTTTTGTGGATTCTTTGGTCTAAACTTACCCTGAACGTATTTGTATGACATATCCAAAATCTATTGACTTTCGGATATTTATATTGTATTATTAAAGTTCAGAATTTGATTTTAATTTAAAAGGATTTTAATCATGGGTTTTCTTAAATTTCTAGGTATTTTCTTCTTTGGATTCATTGGAATAATGATATTTGTGTATGGTGCATTCAATACGGTTGGTTTTCTTTCTTTTCTTTTCTTTATCCTCGTGTCACTTTTCTTTTGTTTTATCAGCCTAGCATTGATAGCAGATTTGGTTGCCAGCGCCTTCACGACCGTTGTCCGAGCCGCCAAGGATGCTTAATCACCATCACTTCTAACCTGGATAAGTAAGGGATAAGAATCCTTTCCAGGTTAGAAGAAATGCCAACGCAAGCAGAACAATTAGCAACATTAAACGGGACTTCAGGTACAGGTTCGACTGACGCTTATTTTGGAGCAAATCCGAAATCGGTGAACTTTGGTGTGGCTAAATATGCACAGCAAAATCAAACTGCATCTGGTAGTGCGGCCCCAAAAACTGCGTCCGTTCAACAGGCAGTCAATAGTAATCCAACTCAGGTTCAACTAATCTTTCCCACAGAACTGGGAAAAGATAAGGAAAACAATCTGGGTCATTGCATCGTCTTCGAACCATGCAAACTGAAATCCTCTACCCTGGACTACACGGTTAGTCTTCAGACTTCATCTAAAACCGCAACCATCACGGGTCTTACTACGAGTCCTGACGTTGCCATTCAGACCGCTGCATCCCCTACCGATACAAACAGTTCCCTGTATTCAAGCCAATATTCACAGCTTTGGACGAAGACTGGCGAACAGATTTTTCTACCCATGCCAGAAAGCTTACAAACAGCTTACAATTCTCAATGGGAAGACGCAGACGTTGGAGCGGCAGCGCGTGGTGCAGACTTTTGGAATAGTTTAAAAGATCGGTCTGACGCAGGTAAAAGTGATGTAGGCAGACAAGCCAAACAGTCTGCTTCTATGGCAGGCTTGGAAGGAATCAAATCAGTATTTGGTGTGGATATTGCCGACGCATACTCATTAAGCAATGGTGCAATCATAAATCCCTATTCAGAGGTTCTTTTTAAGGGTACGGATCATAGAGAATTTGAGTTTGAATTCGATTTAACACCCTTAAATCTTGATGAAGCACTTACATTAAAATCAATAATTAATCGCTTTAAATACCATATGGCACCGGAATTTCAAACGGCCACGGGTTCTAATAATGCTATTTTGTCATATCCATCGGTATTTGATATTGTATTTTTAACACTAAACGACACTGATGTAGCTGCAAAAAATCAATGGTTATGGAAAATTCAAACATGTTGTTTGACAGCCGTAGTGGTAAACGCTACCCCTAATGGCGAATATGCAGTCACCAAGGGCGGAAGCATGCAATCGACTTCCCTAACCCTAAAGTTCAAGGAATTGGCGATTCTTACAAAACAAAACTTTACCGATCTACAGGATGATTATTAATGTCCTATTTTAAATACATGGGAAATGTCTGGTATCCATTGCAAGATGGTACATGGTCAGTACAAAATGATATTACAAAATTTGTAACTATCGACCCCAAATATAAAAGCAATCCAAAATATTTTATTCCTTATCGTATTAAGGATGGAGATACGCCGGATATCCTTTCATGGCGTCTATATCAGACTACAGACTTCTGGTGGACGGTATTAATCGTCAATGAAATCATGGACTATTCTAACGATTGGCCTAGAACGGATGATCAATTATTGGATTATATCAATGTAAATTATCGTGGGCAAGACCCCAATGAAGTTTTACATTACATCAATCTTGATGGTCTAATCACTGATTTGACCGCTCAGAAGATGTTAGCCGGTCTTCCTTCCATATCAGATAATGAAATTATTGCCATGAGAGGATTGACCCCTGTCACTATTTTAGAATACGAAACGAATCAAAATGATACGAAACGTAATATCAATATGATTGATGCGAATTATATTAATGAAGTTTCTACACAATTAGAAGACCTATTAAATGGCAACTGATACCAATTATTCCTATGCTAATCAACTAGACTTAAAAGAAGTTTATTTGTATAAGAATGAAAAAACTCTACCCGCCGATAGGAAGAATTTACTTCCTTTCATGGTGGAATTTAATATTTTTGAGGATTTGTTTTCATCATCATTGACTGCCGCTATAGTTATGGCCGATGGGTATAATTTGGTAGATCGCTTTGCTATCACAGGCGGTGAACGGATTCATATTACCTATAGAACGATGGGGTTTGCTAACTATAAATCCTTAGATTTTTCGATTTATAAAATTGGCAATCGTAATCAATCTGAGGATTTGACCAAAATTCAGACCTACGTCCTTCATCTGGTGACTGTGGATAAGTATGTGGATAACAACACCAATGTGTCCATGGCCCTTCCAGGAACGTGGGATCAGGTGGTCGCACTGGTCTTAAAGCAACTCGCCACTACAAAGCTACTTGAATCAGACATTCCGCTTGGAAATCAGTCCTATGTGTCCCCATTTTGGAGTCCGCTAAAGGTCTGTGAACATGCAGCAAAACGGGCCTACGATGAAACTCGGTCCCCATTTTTGTTCTATGAAACCCAGGCAGGCTATAAATTTAGGAGCCTGAACAAGCTGATGCATCCTACCGCCCCGTTCACAACGCTCTATATTGAGTCTAAGAACGTGTGGAATAACATGGCCGACCCCAATAGAAGTCTGAACACGGTTACCCGCAAGGAATACCTGGAATCCCTGGATCGAATGAAGATAACCCAATCAGGGGCTATGGGATACAATTACTTCCTTCTGGATTATGACACGATGAACATAACCAAAGGAATATCCAGCTATGACAGCGAGTTTGGAACGAATATTCCAGGATTATATAAAAATCCATTACCAGATGATTTCCCCACTCGAAATCTAACCAAGTTTCTATTAACCCATTACGATAACAGTCATACAGCCAAATTTGAACGCATCGCATCCATGAATACCCTGGATATATTCAAATTGAATCTTGAAGTTCCTGGTAACAGTGAATTGTCAGTAGGATCGGTTGTAAATATTGACATTCCATCTAAATCTGGATTTGTTGATGGTGCTGAAGTTATGACTTCTGGTAATTGGTTGGTTACGTCCTGTAGACATCAAATCCATAAAATGGACTATAGCTGCGTCATCGAAGTTGTAAAAAATTCATTTGAAAATCCAGTGGTTTCACCATTAAAATAAATAATAATATAATAAGAACAGGTAAACCCTAATGCCCGAAGTTACCCAACTTGATCCGCAACAAGCCCTGATTCAAGGTCAGGCTGCGGACGATAAAAAGTATCGTGATGAAATCAAAGCTTTGATGGAAAAGATTAGTCTTACCAACAAGGGTGATGTAAACACGGGTAAGCAAAACGCTGAAATTTTCGAGGAAATGCTCGAAAAGGTCAAGGAAGGACTATACGACGAAGACGAAAAACGTCGCACTGAAGCCGAAAAAGATGGTCAGGAATTCCTTGAAGCTATTAGGGATATGCACGTCGATCTTGGTAAAGATCAATCCAAACTAATAGATAAGTTTGATAAAACGTTTAAGGAAGCCCATAAAGCCACGACTGCCCTTGGTATTATTGGTGAACATTTGGTTGGTGTGGCAAATCCTTCAAGAGCGTTAGGCACGTTCAAGGATTTCATTTCTGCTACATTTGAAGCTAATCCTATTTCTAGAGTAATCTCGAAATTCTATGATGATTATAAAGAAGCCAGGGAAGAGGCCAAAGAAAACCTGGAAATAAAGGAACAAGCAGAAGAGGAAGCCAAACAGGCCAAGGAAGCGGCAGAGAAAGCCGAAGCAGCCCAGAACACTCATATTGAAGTAGTCAAGGCGACCAATACCCATATTCAAAGCCTACATACCGAATCAATCAAACAAACTGATATATTAACCAAATTGGTTGATAATTTCAAGGGTAAAGACAAAGATAAGGTAGAGGATCAAAGTATTGACCTACAGAAACAAATGGTTACTGGTATCGACGCGATATCCGATAAGACCAGTACGGCAATCGAACAAAATGATAAAATCCTGAATGTTGAAGTTAAACAATCAGCCGAAGCAGAAAAACATCAATTACAAAGTAATGGAACAACTATTGCTCCTATTTTGGGCGGGGTTATAGGTAAGAAGGATTCGCCAAGTAGTTTCTTAAAGAATCTATTGATGGGTAATTCTACCGTCCAGAATCTTAAAAGTAATTGGTTATTAATTAGTAGTTTTATTACCAATCTGGCTTTAATTCCTAAAAAATTAATTGGTATGGTTAAATCCATTACCAAAGGACTTTTTTCGCTTCCAGGTAAACTCTTTAGGGGCGCAGGTAGATTATTCAATAGGACAGATAGGTTTTTAAATGGTCCAAGAAAAGACATGCTTGGGCGTAAATTAGGTGATGGTGTTAAAGCAACCGAAGTACCCAGTGCAGCCGTAAGTGAGGGCGAAAAATTAGGTCAGGAAGTAGGAAAAGAAGCGGCAAAGGGTGAAACCTTTATTTCTAAATTTCTATCTCGTTTTAAGGGTCCAATGGAATCTATCAGCAAGTTCTTTGCTGAAAGTTCAGGGGCTATAGAATTTGGAGCTAAAGCAGCCGAAAAATTCCTGCCTGCGGTCCTAGCCGGTGCAGCAGCATTCACTGGTATTCCAGAACTTATTTTACTTGTTGACAGTGCAGTTACTGCGGCAACTGATGCTTTTGAAGGTTATACCCATGCCTCCGAAATTCTCGGAAAGCAAAAGGTAACTTTTAGAGATAAGGTATCCGCGTCGATTGGTGGACTTGTAGGAGGGGCTTTAAGTCTTATCGACGGTGTAGCCAGTCTGTTTGGTCAAAAAACCAATGTAGGCCCATGGGTAACTAAACATATTGCTCAAACCAGTGATTACATTTTCACTGTGTTCGAAAATATGATTAAGTCGTTTGTTGGGAAAATTCTAGACATCCTACCTTCATCCATGGTCCCTGCATCATTACAGAAATGGGCCGGGGAAAAGGAAACTCCGGATGCTTTGCCACCTCCGGACAAGAATCCTAATTTTGATCCTAAATCCAATCCAGACCCAGTGGACCAAACTCAGGCCGCGTTTACGCGACCCAATGCGGCCCGGAACAGAGCAAGGTATGCCTATCAGCCTTCTGATCGACGTGACAGTTCTAATGTGATGGAAAAGACCAAGGCCAACAATGAGGCAGCAGCAAAAAATGTCCAAAACAATAAGGATAAAACCACAGCAGCCACATTGATCAATGCCAATAAGACTAACATCAACAATAGTACGAATAATACCATTATTCAGCCATTGTCACCCCGAAACGATAGCATCACGGATCGATCCGGTTTTTACATGACCCCATAAGACGAAGCCCCACTCAAGGGGCTTTTTCTTTATTTCCAGGTTACCGTCATGGTTATGGAATAGACGAAGAGTGTCAAGGCAAGAAACAGAATTAGATTGATCTTGTGCGTGAGTACAAACCCTAAAAACTTATTCATCCGATCCTCGCAGGCTTGGCTTGGTGAACTACTTTTTGTTCGACATTATCGACCACATGACCTTTCCCACCCTTGGCAGCAAAACCATCAACAAATTCAATGGCTTTGACCAGTTTGTTGCAGGAAAGGAACTTGGATTTACCGAAACGATTTTCGGCATTGGCAGAAAATTTGTGCAGCGCGGTAGTCATATTTCCTCTTGGGATCACAGGTGGGTATCTAATCCAGTCTTCGCGGTAAACAGTTCTTGAATTTGACTCACGTATACATGATCCAGGGTTTCCTTGACCTTGTATTTGAACTGACTACGAGTATAACGAGCAAATTCCATGGTGTAAACATCGTTTTCTTCCAGGGTCACGCGAACCCGGTTGATACCTTTCACCATCGGCATGCAGATCATCACAGAATTTGTATCAGTCACGAAGGTAGTGTTCCTACCTATCATCGAACGCAGGCGATTCACACCACCTAACTGTTCAAGAATAATATCAGCAACTTTCATGTAATTTCCTGGTTTGTTTCTCAATCAACAGAATCTATTCTACTCTTACCACTAAATTTTTCAATTATTAAATTGTAACTTTAGAGGTTCTTCCAAGATACAACATTGCGATCATCCCAATCCATACCAAAGGCGACCTTCACCCGATTAAGGACGGTTTCAGTCGATCCATCAATGACAATCTGTCCTTTACCAAGATACCGTCCAAACAGGGCACGTTGTTCTTTGGCAGGCATCTTCACACTGACTTGTCCATAGATCGAACCCGTCTTTTCCTGTAAAAACAAGGCAAGATTTGCAGCGTAGTCCATGTTATTCCTTAGAGGAATGCTTCAGCAAGTGCATCAATAGCTAGATTGCGCAATTGGTTGTTCGGACCATGAACCACGATCCACTGTTCGACACCAGCGTGTGACATAAATCGTTGTTCAATGCTGGCATTCATGTTTCCCAACACCATACTGACTCGGAAAGTCCGACCATCATTGGCTTGAAAAATTACGTGGTTCATTCGTTATTCCTAAGAGTTTTTCAATCAGACAACCCATTATAGATCATCTGAATTGAAAAATCAACTAACTCCGGTCCATGAACTGATGGCTTTATCAATACCTTCCCTGGAATGTATATAACCACGGGCAAAGTTCAGTGCAGGGGCTTTCCAGGATGCAGCTTTTAGAATGGTTCCAGCAGGGAATTTTCCGTCCACCAGGACCACAAACCCAAAGGATGATCGTTCGGAAAATTCTCCGGTGTGACGATCCTTTTCAGCAACGATCAACCGGGCAAATTTCTGTCCATACGATACCACAATCTTGCTTTCAATGACTCGCTGGCGGTCACCAGACCACCTAAAATATAGGTCGGCAACCCGTTCATTGATGTACGGTAATTGTTGTTCCAAAAGTTCTTTGATGTCCATTATCATTTCCTTATCAATAACCACAAAATTTCTTGGCAAAACCATTGATGCTGTATTCTCGACCATCTTTGTTATGGACAATCACAACAGAATCACCCTTCGGAATGGAAGCATAGTCCACCATGCGGTTGATTTCAATCATCAATTGTTCTGCACTGTGACCGTAACACCGACCGCGACGGACACCTTCGGGATTTTCAAAGTACAAACAGAACTTTTCGTTCATTTGTTTTCCAGTAATTTTTCAATCGACAACTAATTATCTCATGTCGATTGAAAATTTTCAAGCTTAATTGGATTGAATAAATTGAAAGGGCTTGTCGTAGGCACCCACCTTGATATCCACATAGTGACCCACATCAAAATAATCAGATTGGGAATCACTGTTATCGTAATTATCAAGATTCAGAGCAGCTTTGATTTTTTCAAAGATTTCAAGCAATTCACCATCGTAAGCATTATGAAGATGGTAGATATTCAAATCAAGGTAGCGATATGCTTTCCTATCATCGGGGTAGTGGGACAAACCAACCAAATCCACATCAGCTTTGGAAATGGTCATCACGATACTACTATGATTCCGAACTGACAGAGAATACTTCCAACCCTTCGGAACAACCTTCTTAAGTTCTTCATTGATGGCACGTTTCTTCTCTTGATTCATGTAAGCCATTTCTTTCTTCCCTCAAATTTTTCAATCGACAACTAATTATAGGACAAAGAAAAGCCCCGGTCAAGGGGCAATTGAAAAATTATTTTAGGTTGGTTGGTTTAAAGAGAGTGTTTCCCTCTGCCGCCTGAGCCTTGGCATGGGATTTAGCCGCTTTCTGTAGGTGCTGACGGTATTCAGATGGGTACATTTCACTGTTCGAATCCAGGGCAATCCACTTTTCTGTACGTAAAAAGGTTACCACACTCCAATCGTTTGCGGGTATTTCGACCAGTTTAGTTTGTAACCTGTCTAGTCTATAGCTATGGACGGCACGTTCATACAGCTTGGAATCGGACACGCCTTTGATGATTTCCCAGGTCAACTTCAGTCTGGACTGGGGTCTAAGGACGTTTGAGGATTTGGCCTTCAGCAATTCCCAGAGCAAAAGCTGTCTTTCCTTGCCGGTTAAATAGTGCATGTTCAGACCAGTCAGGATCAATTTCCCGTCCTTGGTCTTGCCTGATGCAAAGAAGAATACTAAGGGATAACGATCATAGACCCCCAATTCCTTCCATCCAGCCGTTTCGGCCTTGTATTCATAAAAATACATCTTACCAATTAATTGGGCATTCTCAGTTCCTGTTTTCTTTCCATACAGGGTTGTGTCCAATAAAGAAGCTTGGTCCGGCTTTAAATCCTTGGAAATCCGATCCCTGAACCATGTTAAAGCATCCTGGGTATACCGACTGGCATCCTTGGGATTGACCTTATAGAACAGGTTTTTGTACTTCTGAACGATGTCAGGTGATACATAGTTCGAATCGTTGAAATTAAGACCGTTGTTTTGCGTTGCCATTGGAACCCTAAATAATAAAAGAAACTCTAGGTATTTATCATAAATGAGCGAACAAGCACAGCCAGCCACTAGTCCAAACGGAACAATCTATGATTTGTTGTCGTTCATTCGCCAGCGTAGCATCGCGCCTAATAATCGCTATCGCCTTACGATCACCCCGCCTGCCTGTTTGGTATCCACCAATCAATCGAATGAGCTAAACGCCATTCAGATCATGTGCACCAGTCTTCAGATTCCGGGATATAACATTCGAACCAGTGTCAGAAACACAGGTTCAGAAACACGAAAAATTCCATACGCCAGAACAAATGGGGACGTAGACGTTGTTTTTACCTCGTCTGGCCTGATGGAAGAAAGAAAATTCCTAGACAAATGGGTTGTCGGAATGCTTCAAGAAAACATGGAAATAGCATTCTATGATGACATTATCACTGACATTACCATTGAAGTACTTAATCAATCCAATGAAACCATCTATGAATATATTCTGAAAGAATGCTATCCCATTACAGTCAATTCCATTGGACTGGATAGAAAAAGTACGAATGAGGCCCAAAGTTTTCAGGTGACTTTCTATTATTGGAAGATTGAAACCAAGGACTTGATAAGTCAAAGTGAATACGATGCAGTCAGTTTTATCACTAATGCCTATCCACCTGGGGCAGTTGGGCAACCCGGATTACCCGATTCAAATCAAGTATCACCAGCAGTATCCGGTATTTTAGCACAAATTAATTATATTAAATTGGAAGTTAGTTCAGGTCAATTGGAACCAAGCGGTGCAATTAGTCTCTTGGCAAACATTCAGCAGAACATTTTAACCCAATCTACCCTCAGCACCCAGGATGAAAGCATTATCAATCAATACATTAGTTCATTACAAAGTGCATTAGGTTCGACAACCAGTACAGATATTACAGAATAAAAGAGACAAATCATGTTCGGAAAATTGGTATTAATTGGAAAAGAAGGTGTTTCGTTTCTTACTTCCAAGTGGGAATTACTTGTCGCAGTCGTGGCATTGTGTATTTTTTCTCTAGGAATGGGCTTCCATTATGGAGAAAAATATCAAAAAGGACTGGATGCGCAGGTTGTGGTTAAACAGATGGTAATAGAAAACACTGCCAAGAGCGATAAACAACAAGCCGCCGATGCGGTTTCAACTGACTTTGCCAAGGGTCAAGCCGATAGGCAAACAAAAATAGACGTAATTGAAAAGAATTTACAGGAACAAACAGCCCCGCCTGTTGGTCCAACTATACCAGAAACGTCAATTAAAACAAGTACTTGCGTCACTCCATCTGGTCCAAGACTATTGAATCAAAATTGGATCGACCTTTATAACCAATCAGTTGAACTTACTGAGACAACAAAATGAAATTCCTACCTGTTTTGATACTACTGGTGGCTTTGTCTGGATGCGTGACAAATGATAGTCCCGCCATCTTTACGACTCAGTTACCCAATGCACCAGCGAACATTAAGTCAGTCTGTCCCCCATTTAGTAAGATTCCTGATGGATCAGATGAAAATGCGGCCAAGACGATCATCATTCATAACAATGAACTCTATCCAGAATGTCAGGCAAAAGTCGATTCCTGGATCACGTTCTACACGGTTCAACAACAAAAAGAAGTTGAATACGTCAATCAATTAAATAAGGTTAGATAATGGCTATTACAGCAGACCAAATAAAAGCAATTCTCAATATCACTGATGATGTAGCTACGAAATGGGAACAACCCTTGAACGTGGCAATGACCAAATATGAAATCACCACAACAGATCGAACCGCAGCGTTCATTGCCCAAATTGGCTATGAATCCGGTGGACTATCACGTACAGAAGAGAATTTAAACTATTCCGCAGAAGGTTTAGTATTAACGTTCCCGAAATACTTTACTACATCCCAAGCCCAAATCTATGCACGACAACCTGAAAAGATTGCCAATAAGGCATATGCCAATCGTCTAGGAAATGGGGACGAAGCATCAGGTGATGGTTGGACGTATCGCGGACGTGGACCAATTCAATTAACGGGTAAATTCAACTACAATGCCTTTTCCCAGGCTATTGGTGTTGACTTCATCACGCACCCAGAAAGCATTGAAGACCCCTATTATGGAGCCTTGTCTGCCGGATGGTTTTGGAATGGTGCAGGATTGAATACCTATGCGGACATTGCATCCCCAGAAGCTTTTGATGAAATCACCAAGAAAATCAATGGTGGATTAGCAGGTAAAGCCGACAGGGACGCATTGTATGGAGCCGCTAAGATTATCCTAGGGTCTTAAAACCCAATCTTCATGTGATAGGGTTCGACATTTAGAATCCTAGCTATTTCATGATGGGTTTCCCAGGTGTACCCATTGTTGTATTCGGTTCGGACAAAGAATTCCTTTTGGAAATCCAACATATCCGAATCATCATCCACAATACAGTATTCAATTTCATCAAATTCATATATCAGATCATCGACAACTTTCTGAATTTCAAACCCTCTTGCCCTTCCAAGCATGGGGGTTTTTCTTTTGATAGGTAAACCAATCAAATCACCGAATTCCTTCAATGTTTCTGGTGTCTTAAAGCTTAAACGCCATGTTGAAGACAGGATGATTTCTACACCCTGATTGACAAATATCCGTAATAACCCTAGGGCCACGGGATCAAGATATTGATAGGTGTCATTATCCGCAGGCCAAGGATTACCACCCAAGCCTACAGAAGCCCGAAAGCTATTGACAACACCATCCATATCCAAAAATATAAATTTCTTCATGTGATTATACCGAAAACCCAGAACCTGTAATGTTTTCTGCTAGTTCATCATACACCGTGAATTGCATTTTGTCCTGATTAGTAGGGGAAATATCAATTTGCATGATAGGTGCCCATAGTCCAAACTCACGCTTGACTGCCTTAAAGATGGTATTTTGATCAATAATTCCCTTGATATCAAAGGTTTTAGTCTTACCATTTACTGTTGCTTCAATTTTCATATTATACCTGATTGTTGTATTTTTACTACATTTGTTTAATGGGTATTGCATCCACCAATCGTAATGATTGATTTTTGTCTGACTGAAGTACTTTTGCCCGTTGCGTGGCTTCCTTATAATCCCGTTCGGTTACCACAATTTCATTATCAGATTCAGATTGTTCAAAGATATAGATTTTAAATCCTAGGCTATCCATTGCGTGATTTCCTTCCAACTAGAGATTTGATTGAAATTTTTACTTGTTTCATAGATGTCGTTCATGGCCTTTTCTGACATGTAGGGTCTAACATTGTCATATTGACCCGTGAAAAGAATATGCCCTGAACGTAGATTAGCCCGCGAACATTTTTCAATCATACTGGGGGTATCATCAATGAACATATCATATTGGACATATTGCTTGTCCTTAGTCGAAACAAAGCCATCCAATCTAAAATGCTTTTCCAGGAACTTCAGTTTACTAGATTCATGTTCAGGAAAGCATTTTGATACAAAGACAATCTGATGATTTTGTCCTAGCCTATTGATTGCTTCTACGCTACCTTCAATCGGTTCCAGATGATCATATAGATGGGTATGACGCCAATAGGCACAGGAATCGGCTTCAATCCCCAATGCACGCAAATAGATATTGATTTCATAGCCCAATTGGTAGTTATTACATCTACCTTTCAAATCCAAGCCAGGGTAAAGTCTTTCTATGTACTTCATCCATGGCGTGAATGTCTCCACCACAGTTTGATCTACGTCAATAGCAATTATCATATTGCGGTATTTCCAAATAAAAAGGACTTGTTTTGTGAACAAGTCCTAATTATACTGCCTTATTGTCTTATGAAATGATTTTTCAATTGACTATTATTTGTTTAGCAGAGCCTTGAATTGTGCCAAGGGATCAGACGCTTCTGTTGAAGCAAGCGACTGTTCATCTTTAGCAGGCATCGTGACCATTTCCTTAACAGGTTCAGTTTCTTGCAATAGGGCTTGTGTAGCCTTACCTACGCTTGAACCATCACCAGTGGGAACCCCTTCTACATTCAATCCCATGACTTCATTGTATTTTGCTTGAATTTCTTCATAGGTCTTGAAGTACTTGCGATCATAGAAGTCTAGAATGGAATACTGTGATTTCCAGATTTCTTCGATCTTTTCATCATCCCCACCAAACAGCGGTGTAGAATTGTCGAATTTGGCATTTTTAAAGTTAGGTGACATGACTTCTTTTGTCCCTATTGTTTTTTTCTCATAAACAATGTTCAAATTCAAATTTGCCCCTTCCCAGAAGCTAAACACATCAATCGGAGCATCACCAAACTTCGGATTACCAACCGAATCGATTATTTCAAGAACACCCTTGTAGACATCAAATAGGAACACTTTACCGTTATTATCCGGTACAGTGCCGTCTTTGATGACATAGATTCCAACGATGTTCTTTTCCTTTGGTAGACGGGCCATAAGCGCCGTTTTCCAGGATTTGGCTTCCGAACTATCCTGAGCCAATTTCTTCATATCACCCCATTGCGGACCATCTGCGTCCCGGATTGGGCATGCTTCACCAAAAGTTTGAAGTGAATTTTCAAACAGCCATTTAGACTTTGGGCCTTGAAAAGCGTGGTGTTTGATACGTGCGATGGGGGTAAGCTTGTCTTCACCAAATAGACCTTCCTCAACTTTTTGATAGTCGATAAAGGGAGCAGGTAGAAAGCGGATAATGTTCATCGAAAGGTTTTGAGCATCTTTGGTAGGTTTCCAAAAACGTTCATCTTTCTTGTTGTTCCCTGATTCCAGGGTTTTTTGAAGCGCTTCCATAGATTTAGCTGGACGTGCTTTTAATTGCTTAAAATCGATCATTTATATTTCCAATTATATTTTCGTCTGTCTTTTCTTAGAATGTATGCAAACTGGCACAGAACTTCCACATGCATAACCTTACTTAGTCTCTATTTTACCCCATATTCAGGCTTAATTATAATTCTTCAATTGACATTTCATACTCATCAACATAATAATAGGTCTTGTCGTGACGGTTATATTCGACTTCGAGTGTAGCCCGATATGGATATCCATTCACAATAAAGTCTTGTGTATATTGTTCATGACCACAATTGTAACTACCTTCACAATCTTTTCTGGCGCGTTCAAGTAATTCTTCGGTTAAATAATCTTCGGCTTCCTCTTTCGATTCATAAACATTGTTTTCAATTGATTCATCGAAATGAATCAAATCTATTTGTGCAAATGCTAATTTGGCATTAGCATCGAAAACAGCTTGAACCAATCTTTGACGTTCTGGATTTTGTTCTTTATTAATCATATGCAATTCTCTCTTGACAAATTTTTCAATTAACGTTCAACCGAATAGGTTGATCGTCGTATTCTTTTCCTTTAGTAGATTACGATTCAGCGATTCCGCGTAAATCTTATCCCTTAAGGTTTCCGTCACCAGGGGTTTTCCGTCTTCTGGATCGACCCCAATTTCTTCCATCAATTCTGCCGCGATTTCCAGATAAGTAAATTCCTTATTTGTTTCATGAAATCGCCTTTCCACTTCCAGACTGAATTTCTCAGGCGTCATTACATTTTCAAGATTTAATTCGTCTTCAGTCATGATATCTCAATAAACAATCTTGCTATGTTTGCCTGCATCTTTATCCATTTTCTTTAATACGTCCCTGAAACCATGGGGTATTTTGGAATAAAGTTCATTGACACCAGAAACAATCATAGGAGTATTAACACCACGATCTAGGGCTTCCGCTTCACAATTTGGGCAGACGCCACCATTCTGCTTGTCTCTTTCAGCCATTTTTAAGAATTTGTCTTCAACATACCCACATTCGGTACATCGAAAGGTATAGGTCGGCATTTAATTTTCTCCAAAGATTCTGTCAATAATTTCAGACACATACACGGCATTGATTAGTTCAGGATCAACCTCTTTCAATGCTTCCAATAACTGATGCATATAGGCTTGGTCAACCCCTGTCAGTTGTTCCCGCAGTGTCGCCATATCGGTTAAATCCAGTTCCGATATTTGAAAACCAATTTTCAACATCTGACCTGCCGAAACCCGCCATCCACGATTGATGAACTTTTTCAATCGAAATAGGGACGCAATAGGGTAAAGACTTCCCTGATAGATCAATGTCCGACTCATCAACGATTCCAGGGCTTCTGTAGTCGTATGCAGGTAATTTTCACTGTAATCATAATAATTCATCGCATGGATGAAATCATAATTGGAATGAATCTTATCCGGTTCACCGAAGAATCGAATGACGATCTGCATTGAATCAGATAGGGTAATCGCGTTCTGGGATAGGAACACAGGACGATATTTACCGTCTTGGGCAGTCGAAGTCTGTAGGGACTCTACAAATTCGTCCTGTTGGGCTTCTGGGGCACCTTCGAAGTAGGTATAAACATCTTGTTCAATTGCAGCCACACCAGCCGATTTGATGTAAATCACCACCCGGTCTTCATAGTCACCCTTGCAATTGATGATTGATTCTTCCTTGACCATAGGCACGCACGGTTCAACCCCGTCAGCTACCTTGATATCCTTGATCTTATTGAACTCTTCCACATAGTACCGGGCGACCTTGATAGTGGTTGCCTTGGTCCGAAAGTAGATGTCAAAGTCATTGACCGTTTCACCCATCAACATGGACGCAATAGAACCGCCTGTGACAATCACATCCTTTTCAATTGCGGTCTGTAAGTCAATATCGGTAATGGTCTTGATCCAGGCATCAATCTTAGCCTTAAGACGTTTCTTGATTGATTTTCTTTTCATGCCATAGCGAATGTCATTCATAGTAACACACCATCGCGTGAATAGGGGGCCAATTCAACTAGACCAGCGTCATTCATAACAATGGTATAGTGGGTTTTATGAGGATGATTTTTCAACCAGACTTCATCATCCAAATAGACCATGAAGGAATTACGATCCTTACGCTTGACAATATTCAGAAGAATTTCATTTTCAACATAAAATTGATAATTTTCAGATGTCTTGTCCATGACTGATAGGACAATGGTATCTTCATCAGGCGGACTGACCCAAAGAAAATAATCCTTATAATTCTCTTTATTAATGCCAAGGCTGTCTAGGATAGACTTGTTCAGGGTCAATCGAACACGATCTTTCCAGGCATGAATAGACGCATCGCCATATAACATAACCTTTTCTTGTGGACCAGGAATGTTTACATCAAAGCCATAATCATTTCTTGGTATTTTTCCTACTATCCTTTCCAGGAGTCTTAACAGCCAATCCATTAGGTCTTTCCCTATAAAAACTATGATCATCAATATTAACGGTATGTACTAATCTTTTTACCCATTGTTTATTATGGGAAACTTTTAGATTAATAAAGTACAATGCGCCTTTGGTGTTATCACCATACCCATATTGTAATGCATGTAGGGCCACTTCTAATGAATTTTCAATTGGCTTTTTACCGATTGTTTTTAGATCATAAAGGCTGTTTAAATGAGGGTGTTCCCTAGTAAAGGCAAATTGTCCATGCTGAAAGACAACATCGCAAATAGTATTCGGGAAATTTGGGGACGCAACACGATTTTCGATCACACTCACAATACCTATCATTCCCTCTGTGGATTGATCACCGGCTTCAAAATAAATTGCCTCTGAAAGACAAGAAAATTCAGAGGCAGCGTAGAGATTTATAGAAGGTAGCAACAATGCAGCGGAAAGTAATAGACTAATTATGGACATCGATTCTCCATGATGATTTTCTGATACCAAGGTTTTAGTTTCATCATCTTTTTGTAGGTAACTTGTTGAAACACATCCAGGGTAGGAACATCATCCACCAGGATTAACAGGCATGCTGCTAAATCCATACTGATGACTCTATCCAGAACTTCATTAGTCAGTTCCGGAACACTAATCGTCGTGTGTTTATTGCGGTAGGAACGGATAGCAGACGCAAGTTGTGGTCTGGTGCCGTAGTCCTGTTGCCAATCCTTGTGATTGTTTTCTAATGCCATGACCGGAAATCCCGGCCAGACACGTTCACTTTTTAAGGTGGCAAAGAAGAACCAGACTGGATCATGATTTTTGGTCTTGATCCAGTTAGAGTAGTTGACGAAGGACTGAATGGTTTTAGCTGGTTTCTTCTTAAAACCATCCAGGGTTATGCTTGTGGTCCCTGAATACTTGAAGTAGTCATAGGATTCGGTATTGAAATTCAGATTGATCGCATTAAAGATTTGAAAGGTTTCAAAGGCCCGATCAATCTGTTGGTTTGCCCATTGACTCATTTAGGAAGTAAAATTCCACCGGAACTGGGTTGATAGTCCGACACATCGGCCAGACCTTGTTTCTTGGTTAACTGCCGCGATCCACCAAAACGATTGCTTATTGTTGATGCTGGATCGTCGCCTTGCTGATATGCCATAAGCCAGGAATCGGCAATAGCGTACTGAAAAGCATACCAAGGACTGGGGAACGTCGCAACATCATACACCGTAGTGCGACCAGCACCCTCTACTGAAAACAGCCCATCAAAGCTTTGCCATTCAATATTGAAATGTTTCTTGAACGAAAACATCATTCTACCAATTTCATCGGATGTCAAGTCTTCTGATACATCTGTTTTCCCTAACAAGGTTAATACCTTATCCATTAGGGATTTTTTCTTAGCCTTGTTGCCCAACGCGGTCTTTGCTTCTAAAATACGTGCCTTTACATCTTCAATTTTCATCTAGTTTCTCATCATCAAGCAATTGATTAAGTGTGATTTGCAATGTTTCAATTACATTACTTAGTCTCTTTGCACCCTTTTGATGATGTTTCTCTTGTTCTTTCAGTTTAAGCTTGGCATCGATACATTCATTCAGTAGGCTAAGCTGAAAGGAATTATCAAGGAATAAGCCATAGTCTGTTCCAACCAATTTACTAAAAGCTTGATCTACAGAAATGAATGTTCCATGAGGAAAAGAAGCCTTGAAGTTTTGAACCATGGCCCTATTAGGAACTATCATAGCCATCTGTCCATAGTTTTCCACTATTTCTGTCATAAAATCAGTTTGTCCCCATTGTCTCGAAATATCAGCAACCATATGTTCCCGGATTTTCAATAAGTCAGATATTTTCATTTTCCATCATCCTCAAGAATTAGTTTGTAAGCGGAAAGTAACGATTGTAACCGAACAATTTCTTTGTCCTTGCTTTCAATGATATCGTCCTTTTCCTTCAGAATAGCTTCCCATTGTGATTCAGTATATGTCGTCATATTATTCCCCGGCAATTAAGTTATTAACGATGTCGAAAATAGTTTCTAGATCATCGGCTTCAGTCTTATCCAGACGCCATTCCGTAAAGCGTGGAAGGAACAGACTGTGTAGGGGATTCGATTCACCCGGTTCCATGATCGCATTGAATGTAATCGTGGCAATTTTATCTAGATATTGTTCCCGATTATTATGAATTTCTTTGCGCATCTTATCTGAAATACCGGATACACCAACGTCCAATTGTCCACAGGATGATTGAAAAATGATAGAACCAAACATATCGGCATTCTTACCATTACCATCCCGGAATCCAACCACTTTCAATTCACATTGGGCTTCGATCTTCATTTTCAACTGAAAATTAGAATCGCCTGATTTCCAAAGCATATCCGGATGCTTAAGGATGGAACCCTCTTCCTTCGCAACCAAATGACCACCATGGATTCGATTAGCCTCTTCCATGCTATGAACTACATTGGAATGAGCAACCGATGCGTCAAACATAGCCACATTGCCCATATGTTTAAGTACAGATAGTCTTTCCCTATAGGTAATTTCTGACTTTCCATTGACAAATTCTTGTACCGTGACCACATCCCAGAAAACAAAATAAGGGAAACAACCACCTTCAAAGTCGCCACCTTGCAAAACGGCATTGAACATACCATTACCAATTTCACGCGGTAGAAACATTCGATCTTTTTTGACCAGCAATTCCCCCATGAATACCAGATTAGGATTGTCATTGTAACTAGCGACAGCCTGTAATCCATCCAGGATATTTTTGAATTTTTCAATAGGAAATTGGCTACCGGATCGACTGGTAATTTCCTGAACGTCACCGACTTGGACATTGGAAAACATCCCGTCCATCTTCTTTTGTAGAAAAACACCCGTTTCCCACGGCCAGTCAGTTGTATCGACCTTACCCAATAGATTACAGCGCATGTAGGGTATCTTGGGAATCAGGCTAGGGAAAGCTTTATTGATGGTAGACGTGGACACACCGGCACGTACATCGCGCAGGAATAGGTAGGTCAACAATTCACGCCCATCATCATCTAGGACATTGAAATAATCCCTGACCATATCCCGCGCAGCATGACCCGTTAGAATACGCTTCGATAGAGTATTGCAAATGGTTGTGAAGGTTTCATAGGTTAATTCTATTGTGATGGGACCGTCCATACAATACTTTGGCTCATGAACCCAATCAGTTAGGCCAGTGAAATAATAGTTGATACGGGGATTGTAGACGGCATAAAGGTAGTCCCTTAGAAAGGGAACATCCTTAGAATCAACCAGGATTTGGGCCTTGGCCTTAGTCGAACTGGTTGACTGAAGTGCTTGAATAATATTATTGATTTGTTTCATGGACTTTCCCGATTGATTCAGGAAAGTATTTTACCATGAAGAATTAAGCGGCTAATGAATTTTCAATTACGTCCAACTCTTTGAAAATCACATCTATTTCATTTGCTAGTGCAACCGTCATAATGGGATGCTGACATTTCAGGCAACGATACCTTACACCAGACTGAATTTTACGATGTTTTTGGGGACTTATCTGGAAAATCTGTTTGCAAGCACAGGTGTATTCGTACTTGGTCATCTTGTTTTTCTTGATACCGGCAGCTTCACCGTCGAAATTCTGGGTACAGCGCTGTCCATTTCCACCCAGTGACCTACAGATACGCTTCCATTCAGGACCATGGGCTTGCTTGGCGAAGGGATACTTCATGAACTGAACGATATGGGCAACCTCATGAGGAACAACCTCATTTAGCATGGCATCGAAATTCTGATTCATATAAAGCGAGTTATAGCAAATACTCAAACTTAAATGAATACCATCCATCTTTCGGAAAGAATTCTTCTTAGCAACACCCACGGACTTCAGTTTCGGGTCAAAGGTGATATCAACGGGAAGTGTAATCCCGGATTTGGCAAGCAATTCACGACTACGGGCAATGATTTGTTCTTCAAAACTAGACATTTTTCAATCCAATTCATAATCGACAATCAATTATAGGTCTGAATTGAAAAGTTGTCCTGACTCAGAATGTAAAAGTTTGTATATCTCCACCGCAGGTACTGTCGAACTGAATCGCTATTTCGACTGCTTCTACCGCATCCTTACCACAGGCCATAGCGGCCAATGCAAAGGATTGACCGATTCCGATAGCAAAAGGCGGTTTGAATTGGAGTGGGTAAGGGGTATTGTTTTCATAGTGAAAGACCTTACGGTTCTTTCCTTTGCCCTTGATCAACAGGGCTTCTACATTGTTTTCCCGTAGATATAAGGGATATTTGTCTGGGTTCGCACCCTTTTTGATCCAATCAACGAATAATTCGAATCCGGAACAGACACCAGCCAATCCAATCACGCCTTTTTCTATTACAAATAGCTTTTGACCATAAGATTTCGTGGTTCCCGCCGTGTATTGGCTGTCTGTAGCCAAGGTTTTTCCATCATAGGCACAAATTGTCATTTCATTCCCTAAATCATTGTTATGGCTACACAATGTATTTAGGGGAATTGCAATAGGGAAACTACTTATGTTACAATTTAATTAGTGTCAATATATAGGGACGGATTACCACCCAACCATAGGCAAATGGTACGCCAGAGCATATTATGCTCACCTTTTATCCAGGGATATTTGACCTTCTGAATGACATGGGCGACCTCATGCGGGATAACCTCAGTCAGGAACACTTCTAGATTATCCTCAATTAGAACTTCATTAAAGATAATCATCGGGGTTCGGCTTTTACCGATCAATCCGGCAGCGCCACAAATCGAATCGTCCATAGGCGCAAAGGCAACTATCGCCTTGATATCGTACTGTTCCAGGAATTCCTGGGTCCGTTGCTTAATCCACTTATGCCGAATCGCATTAGGACTGTACATGACTTGCCTTGAATTCCTTTTCTGCCATAGTGAAAGCAGAAAGAAAGGGCTTATTCACGTCGCTTTGGACTTGTCCATGCCCCATTGTAAGGGGTTGACCACAATAAACCTGATGTTGATTCCAAGGCCATTGCGGGGCAGGAACTTGAATCTCACGGGTAATGTATTGTACCGGAGCCACCACCTTACTCAGTTGATCCTGTACCCTACTCCACTGTTCACCAGTCAATCCGTCCTGGTCTGGACTCACATTTTCCATGAACCCTTCCAGCCAGGACTTAAAATTCTCAAACGTCATACTATTTCCTTTACCTTAATCCCAATCCCACCAACAGGAATCAGGGTTTTCTTTGCACATGGGTTCATGATCTTCATTGGCAACCCATTTAAATATCTCGCGTTTGTTGTGATTTCGCAGATATTTTTCCCGATATTGGCGATACCATGGTGAAGGGCTACGGGAATTATGAGTGCTGGATTCGCCATGCGCCCAACGTTCACGCTTCCATTCCTCTTCCTTGGTCAATTCCCGATAGACGGTTTCCCACCAATAATGGGTTTCATCTTCGTGCTTTACAAAGTCATATTCATGGTAAAAACCAATCTTATGACGGAACTGACGTGCCCAACTATGGTTCCTTTCCTGAACCTCGTAATGCTTTCTTCTTACTGTTCTTGACATACTACCCTCATCGAATTATAGGCAAAATACCTACATTCGATGGGATTTATAGTTACGCATATCCATAATTATCTCTTTCCAAAAAAGCTAAAGAATGACCTGGGTTTAGCAGGTTCTATCGTTGGTTCAACAGGAACTTGAAATATAACAAATCCTTTGTTGATAAGATCGGCTAATTTACTAATAAACCCCGTATCATCAAGCAACTCTTGTTGTTCATGATTAATCCTGGGTAATCCTGTTATACTTTGTAAAACAATATTTTGATGCATTCCATTTATATAGTCCCGATCCAATTGACCGGATTCAATGATAGCCATTTCCTGAGCATCCTTCCAACTCAGAGAAATAGGGGAACATGAAACAGACGCCACGTCAACCATTTTCTTATAATGAGATAAACAGTTATTATACCAATAAGTGTAATAATCCACTTGACCTAACTTAAACTTTTGTATATTTCTTTTCTGAAATTCCAACTCTGAGAGAACTTTTTTATTAATCCCATCAATAGAATAACAATAATGATAGTGAGTGATTTCATCTATTTGTGTTCGAAATGGTTCCTTAAAATACCCAGAACGATTTATCATGGCAGACAGTTGATCAATTAGACCGACTGTCTTGGTGATAAGGTTGTCTGCGGACTCTGCGGACTTTTCAAACCCAGGCGTATCTTCAACCAGAAAGCTTGAAACCGTATCGAACCCCTTTTGAAAGGCGGTTCCAATCCGTACCGGATCGGCCAGGACTGAACCATACTGTGTCGTAGTAGTTTCGGATATATATTCAAACATTATTGATCCAGTTCCGGTTTGGTGTATTCGTGAGTTACATCAACAGCCGTGTTTTCATCAACCAAGTTGATATCACACCAGTGATTCCAAACGTACATGGCTTCTATATTGACACCGGGACTACCGCGCAATTTATAGAGTCTCCCACGACGCGTAACACCAATCATGGTTTTCTTGTCAAATTCCTTGATTTCAGAACTGACACGACCACCGCCATGAAGGTATTCGGCCCCTACAAAATGATCCTCTGTCCCTTCCCTCTCTAAGGCAGGAACACGCATTACCATCCAGCGAGACAGAATAACTTCCGGTTCTTCGGTAATAGCACTTGGACGCCACAACGGCATGATATATGTCCTTGATTTATAAAGGAATTTGGCGGCGCAGGTAGGATTCGAACCCACGGACCCCTTTCAGGGTCGTCTGTTTTCAAGACAGATGCAATAAACCGGACTCTGCCACTACGCCAATTGTGATTCTATATCATTTAACCAAAGTCAAATGATTTCTTTTCGGTACTGGTTTTACTTCAGGAAACTCATTCCAAACCAAACGCATTAACATATCCGATTCAGGTTCATTAGTAAAAGAAACTAATTCATCCATCGTCGCATGACGCCAGGAAAGAGTAAACAATGCGCCAAACGCAACGCACATGTTACGCAGATCGTCCGTTTCGAAGCTATTGAATACTGCACACATCGGCGTCAACACGAGCATATGACGCGTCACATCATTGGTTATCAATACATCGTCTTCAGCAACTAAATCTTGAAGGTTCATGACATCATTGTGGTTGATTTACAACAACCTGAATGGTATTGTACTTAGTATCCCATTCGGCTTGATCAGTGCACAACCAAATAATGAATTCAATGAATGCTACGCACCCAGGGATATAGGTCCAACAGAATACCAGATACAGAACCCCTAACCAAGTTTTTCGGGTATAGAACTTGTGAATACCAAGTCCACCCAGGAAAAAGGCTAGAAGCAATGCTGTCTTTTTCTTGACGTATCGTTCTGCGGGAGCTACCAGTACAGTTTGTGTCGTTTGAACCGTATTCATCATAAATCCTTGTTATAAGATTAAATTAGTTCCAAATTATAGCATCTGTTTCAACAAACTCCAAGAATTCAATGAATTTATCAATATCTTTCTGTAAACCTTCTACAACATAGATACCGCGCTTTCGAATAAAGCCAAATTCAATGATATCAACCTGGACGTTCATACGGATTGCTAGGGTCTGTAGGAACTTTTTAAACATAATCCTACCCTTCCGAGTAGTCTTATAGATGCCTACCACATGTTCTGATTCATTCATTCGTTTACGTCCAATTATTATCTTTTATTTAATTTTTATTATAACAAAGAAAAAGACCCCAATCAAGGGGTCTTTGGATTAAGCCTTATTGAACCAAACTCCCTTCTCTTCCAACTCTCGTAGCTTGGTCATGCGGGCTCCATAGTCTTCTGGACCAATATATTTGGACGTATCAGCACAATCATCCGCAAGTGCCTTAATGGCGTCCATACGGTCACTGGCTTGCTTGAACCATTGCTTGAACCATTTCATGATTGTTCCTTGTTCAGAAATTCAAGAATATCTTGCATGCTTTGCATTTCAAGACCAAAGAAGGTTTTCAGAGAAATTACCTCAAAATCATCAATTCCAGCTTCCTTTAATGCATCCACGATCTTATGGGCATCGGCTTCAGTCATACCGACGATTTGAAAGAACTCGGCAATACTGACACTTAGGATTCTATTCGTCTTAGGGTCTATCTCGAAAACGACAGGTTCACCCTCTGTAAGGATAGTATGATCCGAATTACCCCAAGTAACAGGTTCCGTCAACATACCCTTAAGAATATTGATTTTACGTACAATCGTTGACTTCAGTTTAATGGGGTCCGTATTGTCGCGTTCACAAATGGCGTCAATTACATCTTGGTCAATGTCTGTCATGAAATTCTCTCTTATTTCACATTGATAAAGGGGACAGATGATCCAGGAACCATTGTCGTGGGAAGGATACCATTCCATTTCTCGACTGCTTCCAACTGAACCAGATTCATGTTCGACGCAAGGGCCAGGGCACGGGCTTTGATTGCACTGGCTTCCGCATCGCCCTGAATTTGGGTAGCTTGGGCATTGGCTTTGGCACGTTCCAACTGGGAATCTGCTTCACCCTTGGCTTCAACAACCTTTTGATCGGCTTGAAATTTTGCCTTGGCTAGGAATTGCTGTTGGGTTTGAACAGCTACTTCTGCCGCCATTCTGGCTTCAACCGACTTTTCGAATTGATCACTGAATGATACATCTTCGATTTGCAAGCTGATTAGCTTGAGGGGTTCGCCTTGAAGCTTGGCCGTCAATCCTTTGAAAATACCATCTTCAAAGAGTTTTTGATTTCGAATGGCATCGTTGGCCTGCAATTTACCAAAGTTTTCCTTGGTAACCGAAGGAATATTTGGTCGAATCAGACTGGCAACTGCATTGTCAACCGAATTGAACCGTGTATATAGATCGGCCACATGTTCTGGATCAGGCATCATCGTAATGGAAATACGAATGGTAGCCGGTTGAATATCATTGGTGTAACCCAGAATCTTATCGAATGTATAGGTTTTCGTTTGCAGTGAAACAAATTTAACATCCTCAATAATCGGTAGTTTGTAATAACGACCAGCCGTTTGAATGGCTTCGATCTTACCATTTTTCAATAGAACGGCCCGTTCCGATTGATCCACGGTATAGGTAGTGGAAAACAGGAACATCAGAAATACAAGAAAGATTCCACCCAGGGTAGAAGCAATAACAACGGTACGGTTCATTTTCTTTTTATTCCAAAAAGTAAATCAATATTAAAGATTACTCCACAGATTAGGAGATAACCAACGACTAAAAATCCGATCAATTCAATTGCAGGCATATAAAACTCCAAAATAAAACCCTGTGTCATTTATACAACACAGGGTTTATTCCTTACAGTAATGCTTGACTTACCGCATCATAACGCGGATTCGTGATTGCTTGCATCATCACCATCAAAGGATTCAACTGGCTTTGATCACCAGACAGAATTGCCTTGAAAATGGCAGGGGAAAATCCCGACACCAACGCGGCACCAGATTTATCGAATTTAACCGGGCTTTGATTTGCTTGCGCAGCCAAATTCCAGAAAACGATTGCCGGACGGTCATATCCTGCTTGGGCATACTTGATATCGATCATGTCCATAGCAGTGAAATTCACACAAGAATCAAACTGCATATCTGACAAAATCACCAGAATCTGCGGCATGTCTTCAGGGGCAACATGGTTCTTTATCGCTACATTCAGGATTGAATCAAATGCACTATTCAAATTGGTCGAACCGCCCCAATCGTTATCCGATACCAAACCATTGTATTGATCGACAATATTATTCCCTTTGATCATCTTCAAGTGGGAATTGCTATTGAAATTCAACCATGCCCCTTCGAACGGTCCTTTGTTCTTGGTAGCCACGTACAAACCAAGCGATACCGCAACATCCAAGGCGGTCAAGTCCCCGGCTACTTTAGCCCATGTCATTGAACCAGACGTGTCCACCAAAGGCAGCACATAGGTTCCTTCTGGAATGAAATTTTCCAGAGCCTGCCACTGGGCATTGGCAACCACCGCATCACCCTTTTTGAGAGAACGAATCACGTCATAAGGGAACAAGGAAGACGCATTGATTGTGACTTCACCTTTTACCAGGGATTCCTTGAATGCGGCATAGTGGCCTGATTCATCATGATTACCAAAGGATTTTTGATAACGTGCTGATGCAACAGACGGCAGCTTGTCATATTCAATTTGATCCCATTGACCAGCGCACATCAGGGATTCCACTACCTTGGTCATGCGCGACAACACCTTACGATATTGGCGCGGCGTCCATCCCAGAAAAGCAATGAATTCACGAGCCAGGGCACGTTTGGAACCTTTTTCACGGGGCAACCATTTAGCAACCAATGGGTCTTCCGTAATGGTCAATGCATGAGCCAGGATAGTAAACGCAGCGTTCTTGACGACTGAATCAGTAAAGATCAACAGATCGTCATAGCGACCGTATTGCGGCACCAATGGCAACAGTTTGACCAGGATATGTGGATGCACCCTTTCCAGGTAATTCATGCAGGTACGGAATGCACGGCGTTCGCCTGCACCACCCCGGACATCACGCAACCAGAAAACCAGACGAAATGCTAGTTCTTGGTCTTCGGACAATGCCTTGGCAAAGATATTTTCAATTTGTTTTGTATCCCAAGTGCGAGCCGCAGCCGCTTGGAAAAAGAAGTCTACCAGCGCATTGGTTGAACTCTTCAGAGTTTTCATACCATTGGTTGTGCGGGTAAATTCGGGAGTTGCCTTGACGGCATTCATGAATGTCATAGTATTTCCTTCCTGTATCGTTGTTAGTATTACTTTTGCTGTTTCGATACTGACCAAACAGGAATAGAAGTATACATCATGATAGAGGAAAGTCAAACATCTTTTTGACGATAAATTCCAAAAGAACGTATATGGGATTTTCTTATTTTTTCGCCAGAGTAAAGAAAGACATATTTGTCATTTCGATCCCTGAACTTGCCCAATATAATCTCACCTGTGCGTAAGACTATCCTAATAGATTTGCCCGTAGGACAGGCGGTATGGGGAGTGTGATGCACGATAGACCTCATTATGAAAGATGAACATCCTTTCAGTATAGGCCAATTTATGAAATTAGTGGTGCCCCAAGTACGATTCGAACGCACGACCCCCGCATTACAAGTGCGGTGCTCTACCAACTGAGCTATTAGGGCAAAGAACTAGGGACGAATATCCCTAGTGGTAATACTTATTAGGCAACCAACCGACGACCTAACACCTTCCAGACGCTTTCCCATCCACCCACAAATTCAATCAGACGACCCTTGAATTCAAGGCAATGGGCTTTATGAATCCGATCATCAATCAGAATGTCGTATTCGTCACCCAAAACACCCTTGTTGGGGGTAATGATAACCTTTTCAACCAAGTGAGGGAAATGTTCCTTCACCCAAAGCAGCTTACCGTAGGCGGCACGCGGGTTTTCATGGGGAATCTTCGACGCAATCCACACATCAAAACCGGCAGCTTCGAAGTACGCAATGGCTTCGGCAGCACCAGGATACACAGGTAAATGATCGTAGGCTTCGGGAACTAACTTGAACAGCTTCGGATCGCTATAACCACTGGCAAGCATACCGGCTTCAAAGTCGGCAACCACCCCATCCAAATCCAAAAAGACCTTTCTCACTACTATTCCTCAAAAGACAAACTCCACATATCAATTATACATGTAAATTGAAAAATGTCAAAAATACTTTACCACTTAGCCGTATCGGGAGTGTATTGCCTGATTTTGGTTAAAACCGCATCGGAAAGTTCATTGCTTGACATTTGTGGACTTCCAGCCTTTTTCAACTGAATGTAATCTGCCTTGGATAGAAACTTACCACCTGAATCACTTTTGGTTATTTGAGTATCCACGTTGACCTTATTGAAGGTAACAAAGATATTTCCATCCATATAGCGTTGCAATGCCGACCCCATATCCAGGATCGTCTTCATGGTCATTGAAACCCCTTCATGGGTATTGATCAGGATTTCTTCCGGGACGCGCCTTGAACGATTGGCATTCTGTTGCTTGGCTACTTCAATATCGTTCAAGACCCACACAATGTTGATCTTTTTGTTGTCATAACCCAACATATGGGCATTCGTACTGATGGTGTACAGCTTCTGTAAATCTTTTAGGGTCACATCAAAAATGATGTTCGGCTTGCGACTTGGATCAGATGTCAGGATACTTGCAAATAAGGCTTGCTGTTGTCTGTCAGCTAAATGTAAGCCATCGCTCAGGATCAAATGCAGCTTTTTCACATCATCGGGATTGGACAGCTTTAGACTAGCCAGATCGGTCCCGAATTCATCCTTGACTTGCTGGATGATCTTAGGGGCACGAAGGGCCGCTTGCTTTAATGCATCCACATCCAGGACTTTTCCGTCCAGATCAATCAAATTGTTCAGGACGAAACCCTTTCCAGAACCACCCCCACCAGCTAGAATCAGGACATTGCCAAACTGACTAGATGATTGGGAACCAAACTGGATAAGGGTTTCGTTCAAAGTTTCCAGGTCGAGAGTAGTACACTCAAGGAATTCCTTGAGAAAACGTTGCTGATTAAAGAAACTTTGATAATTCATTAATAATCGCCTGATATTTTTATTTACTTATTCTTCCAACATTTCCTCTTCATAACCGAAATCGCATGCAAACATGCGCAAGAATTCCTCTTGGTCAAAATCAGCCACAAAATTAGTGCCATGACGCATGATCACCAACGGGTAGTCATCTGAAGCAAAGTGGTTATTCAGGTACATGTTACCATAGAAGGCAACCAGGATGCTATTCAAAGGGAAATCCCCTTCGCGTACCGTATTGACACCATTGTTTGTTTGGATAGATTTAACGAAAAGGTTATAACTTTCTTCCAGAAATTCTCCGTTTGGAGCAGTAAAAAACGTACCTTGAATGTCCTGGATGTCTAGAATGAACTGTTCATGGGCATGCGTTCTGCGACCGGGACGCATGTTATAGAAAGCTTTCAGACGATTCGTTGCAATTTCTCGGCCCAGTTTTCGTTCAAAATTGTCAATTTTTGAGCAACGGGAAATGGCGATTTGGATCGTCGGTTCCATTTCTTCTTTGTTGGTGATGTTGTACACCATCGTAAATCCGCCAAGGGGAGAAACTACGACGCCATCTTGCGATAGTTTGTCATCCTGTAGTCGGACGTGGAACAAACCACTGTAAGGAAAATTAGTCATATATATCCAAATTATCAATAAAAAAGGTCAAATAAAACCCACAAGTCGCAAGGGACCGTGGGTTGATACTGTCTCGCATATGAGTTACATCGCGTTCGCTTACATATAGCTAACCATTAGTTGTTATTCAGAATATATAAATTTTTGGTTGGAGAACTGGGATTCGAACCCAGAACTTACTGGTTAAAAGCCAGTTACGCTATCCAGTTGCGTCATTCTCCATTTATCGTAAGAATCAATTATACCATCAAATATCATGCCTGCTTGAGTAGATGGTATCCGTACAACATTAGGATAAACCCTGATTCTTTTTATTTATACGCTAGAGACACTTAAGAAAAACATGGCAAGAATTAAAAATCCTGCCGACCAACTACACATGAATACAGTGTGGGCATGATCCCATGTAATACCTAGGACAGGATGTCCAACAAAGAACCATGCGATCAAATCAATTAATCGCAGAAAAAGAGGCCACAACCAGAAAATTAGGAAAGCGATAAAGGTTTTCATTTTTTATGATACTCAAGAGTAGTAGCTATCGCCAGTGTTATAACAATCCAGGCGATAGCAAGTACGACATGAATCCAATTCCAATCTACTAGAGTAGCGTGTCCAGTAACAAACCAACTAATGAAATCGACCAAGCCCAACAGAGCGGGCCAAAAGAGAAAAAATGCAAGCATTATTGATCACCACATCCGGACAGAACACTAGCCCAGTTGGGGCCAAAGTTCTTAGCCGCTTGTAAACGTTTCTCGTAAGACCACTGTGATAGCGGACTCCAATCGGCAACACGTTCTGCGTTGCGACGATGTTCTAGTTCTTTTTCATCATTTTCATTCATCATCTTTTACTCCAAAATCTTCAGCTTGCGGATAGTCTTGCCAATGCGTTATATATTCCAGAACATTTATTGGTGTCCCTGACGCATATCTTCCCTGATTCCAGTTAGGCCAACCCTCGTTGTCAATAAAATCAACCCTGCCGTGAGTGACTTCTAATTCCGGGCCTTTGTGGTATTTCATATGCCAATAGTCACCCAGGCGATGATCAATCATCACAATGACCATTTTCCGGGTTTCAGGCAGATTTTCATCAACAGAAATCCACTTAGTCATTTCTTATATCCCCTGAACGTCAGTGATACACGGGGCTTGATGATTGAATTTCCAGACTTAGGAATCATATGAACATGGGAATCCTGCATTCCAGGTTTCATGATGCATATGGAACCATCAGCCAGAATCAGTTCTTCATAATCATTACGATCCCCGTCTTTTTCAGCAAACCGGATAGCCCGTTCGGCACCAAAGGACACGATCACGATAGGACGTTCATCATCCATTTCAGGCGAATCATCCGCGTGCCAACCCAACCAATCCCTGTTGTCCTTATATCCATTCACAAAGCAGACCTCAAGTCTACTGCCTGTATACCTTTGGACAACATCCTGAATGTGTTCTAGGACAATTGTCCACGGTTGAACTTCATAGGTTCTAACCCCGGCACCAGACCCATAGGTGTAGGGTTCAGGAATATCATTGCAGTAATATTCCTTCCGGGGAGTGGAACCTACTCGAACCCAATTCAGAGTATTCCAAAAATGACTTGCAATATCAAAGCTATATTTGTCAATACTGAAAAGGTTCGGTATGTATTCAATTGGAGCGGGTTTCATATAGTCATCATACGAAAAATGATTCCACCAAGGAATGTCCACATGACAGCACCAGCGATTTTATCATCAGGCCATACTTCAGGGTTAAATCCCATCAGATAGGAAAATGAATGAAATATCAGAAATCCAACAGGAAATAGATATATGATGAAAATGATTATGCCAAATATAGCCATAATCGTTTCACTATATTTTTCAAAGAATTTTTCCATTATTTTACCAAATGACGAGCATATTCAATCAACCAGACTTTAGGAGCGATCCAAATCTGTAACCAATCGAAACATCCCCAAAATGAAATTACAGCAATCAGAGTTAGAATTGATGTAGTGATTACAATAAAGACTTGCGGTAATCCTTCCCATTCATATTGTTCACAACGTTTAAAAAGATAGGGAACAAGGAACCACATTCCAACCAATGTGATAACACATGATAGTTGCTGTATTATTGAATTAATTACATTCCAAACGAGCAATTGATGAATGATATCTGGCATTTGACTACTGCCGAAATCAATGCCTTGACTGATCTTGGACAATACCTGAGTGATAGCCACTTGCAAATCGGGATTCATGTCGTTCCTATACTGGTTATTGATTTACATACAGACCAGTGAGTATAAACGATCCAAAGAATAAAACAATAATTCATTTGATGGGATAGTTGTTCAAATCCAACTAGGACACCATTTTCATAACTTTCCTGTCCCCATTTACGCACATTAACGATATACATTTTGAGCCAGTCTTGGGTATAGTGCCAGATGAATTCGATTAGCATCAGATAGATCAACCACATAGACTGAAAACCAAACGATGATAGGATGAAAAATGTAACTATCGCATGAAAGCCAGAATGAATGATTCCGCCTAGCAAGCCAAAGGTGTTATCCTCTTCCAGAAACGGATTGGGCAATACATAATCAAGCAGGAAATGTTTGATTTGTATCATAACAAAAAGGAATAGTAGAATATTGATAGGCATGATAGACATCGTTACATTTTTGTAAAACTTATTCTAGTCGAAGATCATCGTAAAGTCAAGAGTATTTGGTGGGCCGAGAGGGATTTGAACCCTCAATCCCGAAGGCGACGGATTTTAAGTCCGTAGTGTATACCGTTCCACCACCGGCCCAAATTGTTATTTTATAGCAGGATGATAGGTAGCGAGATAAACTATCATCATTACCAACCACACAATAAAGATACCTGTTCTTTTCATTATAGTCCAAAAAACAAAAAAGCCCAAACAGATTTTACTCTATTTGGGCTATATTTACAGATTTTTAAATTAGAGTTTGGCTTTGAACTTCGCAAAGACGGCTTCTAACTTGGCAACATCTGCTTCAGCAAGGGCTACGACCTTGTGAATTTCAGCCTTAACATCATCCAAGAGGGTATGTTTTTCGGCCACAACGGTCGCAGTAACGGCACCAGCTACCGCGTTAGCGACAGCAGTAGTTAGCGAAGGGGCTTCAGCAGGCGTAGCTGCAACGGCAGGGGTAACGGCATCGGTCATTATTATTTTTCTCCAAGGGTAATAAGGGATAATACATCCTTATTTAGTCCCTATACAAAACAGGTTAGGGTTCCGGCTTCTCTTATGTCCATACCACCGTAATATGGATTGTTCAGTTTCTACTGACAATATCATGGATACCCATGCGTCTGTCCAACGCTGAAGCATGTCGGACAATCATAGTAGTAGTTAGTTGGTTGCTGAACCTAACCTAAAAATGGTAGCGGGGATGGGATTTGAACCCATGACTTCTAGGTTATGAGCCTAGCACTCTGCCACTGAGTTACCCCGCAATAGAACTTTAAGCCGCGTCTTTGTCGCCATCAACGGGCTTGTCATCATTTTTCTTATCGATGGGCGTGTCATCATCACCATCTTTTTCGGCATCGGGTTTGTCATCATCGCCCGGTTTAACGTCTTTTACATCTTCTTCAGCTAGAAATTGGCTAAATGTTTTCATTTTACTTTCCTTTATTAAATGTCTGTAATAACAGTCTTAAACTTACTTAATGACTGAAATTAGAGACATTAAGTGTTCCTGGCGATGAGTAGGGGACTCGAACCCCTAACAGATGGATAGACAATCCACTATTCTACCAATTGAATTAACTCACCTAATTTTAAAACGTATCCAGCAATTTTTGCATGGCAGCTTTAAAAGCACCCACATCCGATCCCTGAAGCGTAATGGTAACGGTTTCATTTTCACCCTGAACCTTATCAGTAGCTAAAATGCCAACACGACCTTGATCATTTTCAATCGTAATTTCAATATTACCGCGTGATACGACGACTGTTTTATACCCCGAATCATATGAAACTTCTGATTCATTAACTTTCATAAATTCTTGAAATGTTTTCATTTTTCTCTTTTTAATCGTTATCCCAATCATCATGAGCAGCATAAACACCTTTCATGAAATCGAAGTATTCTTGACTATCTTTCGGATATGGACAGTCTAATGGCATTTTTGGATGGTAAGCTTCGAATCCTTCCCAATAATAGGCATTCTTTTCCATAATTAATTCCTTGGTGGATGCGATAGGAATCGAACCTATTTCAACGGTTCTTCAAACCGCCGCTATGACCACATCAGCTACACATCCCTCTTCATAAGAGGCACATTTAGCTACTTTAACTACCAAAAATTGGGTTAATAGCCCTAAATGAACCCCTTACGTTAATTGGAGCGAGTATGGGGAATCGAACCCACAGCTACACTGCTTGGAAGGCAGGCGACACACCTTGTGCGTACTCGCATTTAAATTGTCTTTGCTCCCCAGACTGGACTCGAACCAATGACCCTCGCATTAACAGTGCGGTACTCTACCAACTGAGCTACAAGGGAGCAAAAACAACTTCTATACATTCAGGATAGGACGTTTGGGCTTGATACCAAATCAGTAACACACTACCAGTTACCTGCGGTAGGGTATGCGTCCATAGAGCCTACTCCATTTTCCTATCAGCATCTTCGCAGCTTGAAAGTACTGTTGTCCATTTCTTCTGTAATTACCCAGGGTACTTTGTGACAAGGTTTGGTTTAAGCAGTGACCTATACAGCTTCAAGTTTCATATTTCTGCATCATACTTAGTGTGTCCATCCACACCGCGCCCTATCCTGAATGCACAGATATACGCTTTACTTCAACTAGTTTACCATTAAATTCAAATGGAATTCCAGTTTTCATGGAAAGTCTTAAATCTTTTGTTGCTTTAGGATCACTTAATATGTCCCTTATTAACTTAGATTTCTTGACTCGCATGATAATCCTTATGGCGAACAGGGTAGGAGTCGAACCTACAACCTACGGATTTGGAATCCGTTGCTCTGCCAATTGAGCCACCTGAACGTGTAAAAAATTGGTCAGGAATGGTGGAGTTGAACCACCGCCACATGCTTCCAAAGCAAGTACGCTACCGTAACGCTTATTCCTGATTAACTATTTAACCCATTCCTTCATCGTCAAAGAATTGGATCAATCTTTTCTTTAATTCCTTTCTCCGAAGGAAAATGTCCTTTTCCCAAAAATCAGGATCAACCACTTCCTGTTGATGTTTCATCAAATATTCAGTTAATTTTTCAATTAAATCTTGAGTATCAGGCATTTTGATCCAATATAAATGGTGGGTTGGGTAGGATTCGAACCTACAACATCCGAAGATAACGGGGTTACAGCCCGCCGCCGAAACCAATCTCGACAACCAACCCAAGTACTTTACTTATTCATCCTTAATATTTCTCAATATAATATCGATTTGTCTATCAGGATTTTCATTGAATTTCTTGGTAGTTGCTTTACGATAGGACTTTTTCTGACTAATAAACTTCCTATCATGCGTTCTTTTGTTGACCAACGGCATGCAGCTATTACAGGTTGGTCTTCCTGATGGTGAATGACCACCCAAAGAAAACGCCTGTAACGGCTTGGCACGATTGCAGGAACAACATCGAAGCTCATCCATAATAAATCCATATGGTGGGAATTAATGGTTTCGAACCAATGACCCTCGCCGTGTAAGGGCGATGCTCTACCACTGAGCTAAATTCCCATTTAAAACTGGTGTCGATAGAGGGGATTGAACCCTCATTGCCGGATTGAAAGTCCGGATTCCTAAACCGATTAGAAGATATCGACATTAAAACTTGGCGGGACATACAGGATTTGAACCTGTGGACCCTTTCGAGTCTACGGTTTAGCAAACCGTTGCAATCGGCCATACTCTGCCAATGTCCCAATATTATTGACCTAATACACTATAATGTGTCAAGCAAACTATTTGTTGATCATAAACTACAACATATGGATTAGGTGAACCATCCAAAGCCACTAGTTTTCTATGCTTCAAAAGGTCTGGAATATAATCACCATGATTAGAAACCGGGCCTAAAGGACCAAAAGTATCTGAAATTTTATCATGAATCAGATGAGTAATGAAATTAACAATTATGTTAGTTCCTTCCAAAAATTCAACCTGATCACCAATACGAAACCTACCATCACTGGTTCTGCCGCCATTGACATGTTCATCATATAACAAATTATATTTTTTTAGATTAAATCTGTTATATAACTCAGGTCGAATTGTGAAATCGAGACGAGTTTCTTTAATTTCATTAGCCTGAATAGGTCTTAAAAGATCATCAATATTATATTTCATTACCTATCCCTTTAAATTTATGGGCCTTTTTATGCGAAAAGGACCAAAAACGGCAAAGTCAGGCGTTGCTTGCTGGTCAATGCGTCAGTCACTATGCCGGTACGCCCCTCGGAGCTACCCATACGGGAATTAGAGTAGCCATTTCACATCTGGTTAACAGTCTATAAACCTTGATGGTCCCGGAAACATTCATTGGTGGACCGGGGGAGGATCGAACTCCCACTAAAGGCTTGCAAAGCCCCTGTGCTCCCATTATCACTACCAGCCCTAAACTCTACCTCTATGAAAAAATTCAGGCCAATTACCTTTTGAATCATTCCATTTTAAATTTTCAGTTCCATCAGTCAACCAGTATGAACCATATTGACTATTTTTACAACCTTTTTGATGTTCAATTTCTTTAAATTTTTCTTTACGTTTCTTTCTTGAATTTATTGATTTTGATGCTTCAACAGCGGATAGTTGTGACCTTAATGCCAAATCATGCAGCCTCTGGAATTTAATCGGATCAGAAGTTTGCCTGAATATCATTTCTTTACTATTATTAGAAAATGTATCTATTCTAACATTTCCAATTTCATAATTCCCTAAATCATCAAACCGACATAAAGCCAAGGATTGAGAATGTATTGGCGGAAAACATCTAGGATCATTTCTAAATGGTTCCCATAAAAATTTAAATTCATCATAAGAAAGAAGCATTTTAACAGAGTTTCCATTTCTATCGACTCTATTTCTACTATTTTCTCTAAGAATATATTTAAACTTTTTCAATATTAATTCATCAAAATCCATTAATCACCACTCACGATCTAGCGTTACTATTTCTAGTCTTAATCTTTCAATTTCATTAGCTGCTTCAATCAACAATTCGGATATTCTATCAGGTTTCCCTTCAATTACGCTTTTTCGGGATGAAATTTGTTGTCGTATTTCAGCACGTTTTCGTAGTCTGTAAACAACATCATCTTCATTAATCATGATAATCCTTGGTCCGCCCTGGTTGAATCGAACAACCGTCTTGAAGTTCGTAGCCTCAGATACTTTCCACTGTACTAAGGGCGGATTAAATATTGGACTTGGATACTGGAATCGAACCAGTCTGCGGAGATTTGCAGTCACCTACCTAACCAATCGGTCAATCCAAGTTGTTCCTTATCTCCAACGTCCATACCCATGGTAGGAATAATAGGGTGCTGGAATCACCACGGCAGGTTGATAGTAATAGGCACGATGATAACCACCAACGGGTTCAACCACGCATCCAGACAATCCCAACACCAATGCTAAAACAATCAGAATCTTCATTCCTTCACCCTTCCATTTTCATCAAGAATACCATCCTTTTTCAATTGTTCAACAAGGCTGGCATCAATACCATCATTGAAAGGTTTGTCATGCAGGAATCGCGTTCTATTGACAGAAATAGCTACGAAATGAGAATAGCTCCTAATTGGAACAATCTGATTCGCTTCCTGAATCTGGTCGAACGTGAATTTCTTTCTTCCCTTTCGTAATTGGGTAAAGTATTCACCAATTTGTTGTGGATGAAACGCACCTAAATGTTGCACAGAACCAACATTTCCAGTCGTGGAAATATAGGAGGCTTGTCCATCGTCACCAGAAAAAAAGACCGAATCCTGCTTGTATTTTGCACCAAGCTTAACTGCTAAGGCTTTGACCGCATCCCCTTCCCCAGGTTTCCCCGTGAATAGAATTGAATCTTCCAACACGTCCCGTTGATCTTTCTGTCCTAGATTTTCGGTAAATCCACCCTTTACTTTCACAAAACCAAAATTCTGGCTTCGAATTGCTGCTTCGATAGCACGGTTATTGGCATCATTTTCAGATGAAGTATTGTCCCCTCTCCACCCTGACACAATGGCAATAGGTCTTTTGTGTTGCAGGAAGTCAACAAACCGACTCATTGAAAATTCATTGATCGCTTGGACTTCCAACCCGTTTACATCATATTCTTTCATTGTTATGTTTCCAATCAATATTCCATACTTATGGTTTTAACACATCAATTGAAAAATGTCAAAACATTTAGGGGTGACGTATCGGTTCTGCCCCGATGTCCTAGGCTTCACAAACCTTGGCTCTACTATTGAGCTAACGCCACACCTAAAGATTTTGGTAGACTGAGCGGGAGTCGAACCCGCCTTTCCGGGTTTAGAATCCGGTTACGTCCCAGACGGCCAGTCCAATATACCTTCAAATATCACTCTGTGTTCACCATCACACAACAACTCACTAATACGATGGTCTACTTGGGCACGCAATAGAGAACCACACTTAGATGTACATGTCAAGTAAAGTCCTGTAGAAGAAATCTCCCCAGGTTCCAATGACTTACCACGCTTGATCTTCAGTTTCCTAACTTCATAATCACCGTAGTTGGTACACAAATCCGCAACTATTTTTGAGAATGTCAGACGGTATAATAATCCATCTTTTCCAAACACTCCCCAGACTCTTTGAAATCTTGGTTCTTTAAATTCACATACCTAGGACATGATATTTCCTTTTAAATTAGTGGTGGATGAAGGTAGGACTTGAACCTACACAATACTCCGGTCTAAGATTTTACGATTCCCAGTTCTGTATGCCTGGGCTTATCACCAATTGGTCAAACCTTAACCAGCGGGGTATACCAATTCCCCCTCACATCATCCGTTATGTCCACTTAACCATATAAAAATGGTCCACCTTAGCAATGATCCACGCGGACGTATGGACCGGCACGCAAAACTTCGGGAGAAGGCTTCGCGTATTCTTTAAAACTTTGGTATCTCCGGTGTGATTCGAACACACATACCGTCTTAAACGGATTCTACTGTATTATGAGTACAGACCTTTACCATTCAGGACACAGAGATATTAATTTAATAAACTTTTGAAATGGTTTCTTAATGGCATATTTTGCACATTTAAACCTAACTCTCTCAAAGCAGCAGTAATGTTACCACATTTACCATAAGCATCAAGAAAAATATTATCTGGAATGTGTTTCCATTTCTTGAAGTATTTTTTGTTTCTACCACTAGAAGTATCTTGTTGGGAAT